CGATGGAAAGAACGGCTTGGCTAGATTCTGGCCTGCGGGACTACCCTATTGCCGCTACTTATGATTACAACTTAGTCAACCATGAATACGGCCTAGATGACAACACTACTGGTACGCCAGCTGGTATAAACGCTTATATCTCATCCTCTGAGTTTGATATTGATGATGGCGACAGGTTTGGTTTTGTTTGGAGAATGCTACCTGATTTGACGTTCTCAGGATCAGACGTGGCTCCTACACCAGAAGTTGTTTACACGTTATACCCTATGCAAAATTCTGGCTCTGGTACTGGCACAGCTGTAACGGGTAACGTAAATAAACTGACAGGTGCTTCGTACACAGTGACTGAAGGCTTTACAGGCCAGATCAACACACGGGTGCGTGGTCGTCAGCTTATCTTAAAAGTTGCTTCTTCTAACCTTGGCACAACATGGCAGTTGGGTTCTACCCGTATTGACATTAGACCGGATGGAAGACGATGAGCTTCATCATTACATCAGACTTTGAACTGAACAAGGTAGCCGCACCTAATATGCCGCTACCTCCAGAAGAGTACAACCGTCAATATTTTGATCAGATGTTAAACATCTTGCGTCTGTATTTCAACAGGCTTGATGCTCTGACGGGGCAGTTAAATACTTCTTCTGGCGGGGCAGGCATACGATTGCCGTATGGGGCTTTTTCCAGCGATCAGGATCAAACAACAACAGCTAATACGGCTACGTTGATGACGCTCAACACCACAGACTTTGCCAACGGTGTCAGCATTGCAAGCTCTAAGATTACTGTAGCAAATGCTGGGATTTACAACCTACAGTTCAGTACGCAGTTTCAGAATACAAGTAACGCCATCCACGACATGAGTATTTGGCTCAAGCAAAACGGCGTAGACATTCCGGGATCAACAGGTTATGTATCTATCCCTGCAAGAAAAAGCGCATCAGCAGGGCAAGAAGCACATGAGATTGTTGGTTGGAATTACTATCTTAGTATGACGGCTGGGCAGTATGTGGAAATTTATTGGTCAACTACTGATGCGGCTGTAACTATTCAGGCATACCCAACATCGGTAAGTCCAACTCGCCCATCTACGCAGTCGGTAGTGGCTACAATGTCTTTTGTTTCGGCTTTGCCTTAAGGTACAAAGATGGCGCTTTCAGAAGGAATGCAATGGGCGTTAGCCAACGGGATGACTGAAGACGATGTTTACAACAACATCAATAACTGGTCGTCTCAATTTCCCGGCGCAAGTGCTGCTGATAGGCAGGCTGCATTAAATCAGTATGGCCTTACTGCGGCAGACGTTGAAGCGGCTCAAAGCCGTCTTACACCAACACCAACACCAACGCCTACTGGAATTGCAACCCTAACTCCAACTACAGTAACACCTACTGGAATTGCGACTGTAACGCCAACATTTACTGACACTACTACGTTTGGTACATCTACACCAACAACTGTCACCTCAACGCCTACAACTGTCACCTCAACGCCTACAACTAGTACTACAGAAACTATTACTCTATCGCCAACACCTAGTACAACTACTTTTAATTACGAAAATGTGTACGATGTTTTTGGCGGAAAAGATGCTACCAACGACCTAATTACGCAATTTAGGGCTATGGGGCTAACTGACGCTCAAATTAACGATGTTTTTACTCCGTATAGACCTACTACAGTAACGCCTACTACAGTAACGCCTACAACGGTTACTCCAACCACAGTAACTCCAACCACAGTAACGCCTACAACAGTAACGCCTACAACAGTAACGCCTACAACAGTAACGCCTACAACGGTTACTCCAACCGTAACTGGTATAGCTACGCTTGTAACTCCAACTACAGTAGATGCAGGCCCAAATTATGACCAAATGGTTCGTGATGCGTATGCAACTATTGGGCGCTCTGGCATTGGTACTGCAACAAACCAAATTGACCAAGCAGGTTACGACAATTTTGTAAACGCATTAAAGTCTGGCGCAATTAAACCAGCAGACTTTGCGTCTACATTCCAAGGCGCTGTTAGCAGGTATATTGCCGACAATCCCAATGATCCATATACAAAGTATGTGCAAGGGTTTTTAGGTACTACACCAACCGTAACTCCGACCACTACACCTACAGTAGCCCCTATTGCTACTCCAGTCGTAACTCCGACTGCTACACCTACAGTAACTCCCACTGTTACGCCAACTTCTACGCTTACAAATTTAGCGGTTGTTGATACGTTTAATTCTCGTGGTAGGGGAAAAACAGACGTACTTAATATCCCCGGGTATGGGGATGTTCATGACTACGATCTTGATAACTGGGAGCCTTGGCGCTTGCAGATGTGGGGCATAGTTAAAAATGCTGATGGGGTCTATCAGACTGCTGGCCCAGCTTGGGCTACAGCTTCTGGCGCTGACAAAACTTTGTTTGATCAAGTCAATAGTATTTCCAACATGCCCGGTATGGCTAGTGCTTATACTGGAGGCGCGGCGGAAAGAAGTGAAGGCGGTCTTGGATCAAAAGAGGCAATGATTTGGGATCTAACTCAAAAACTTAGAGCACAAGGAGTTGAAAGTCTTTCTGATCTTAAAGAGCGTACTGTTACAGACTCCGAAGGTAATCAAACCACTGAGTTTTACAACACCAAAACTGGCAAATCAGTCAATTTACAAGGTACAACGGTTGGCAACCACCAGACTAACTACACGCTGCAAACTACAGCTACTGGATTAGTTCTTCCAACTACATCTGGAACCCAAAGTGAATGGGTTCAATTTAGAGACACAGTAATGCCTTTGGCTATGGCTTTTGTGTCATTGGCCTACCCAGCGGCTGCGCCATATATTCAAGCATTTAACGCTGCAAAAGCCGCGAGTAACGGGCAGTGGATGCAAGCTGCGCTTAGTGGTTTGTCTGCCGCTTCTGGTTTGTCTGGAAATGCCATAGCTGAAATTGATGCATTGGCAAACGCTGGTAAATTTGATGAGGCACTAAACCTTTATAACAACAGTTGGCTTGCCCAAAATGCGGGCACTATTGGAACTGCTAGAGATGTTGCAAATGTTGTAAATTCTGCTATCAACAACGATGTAATAGGACTGATTAATTCTGGTGTTAAATTTGCCGGTGCAACACTGCCAACCGAATTACGTACAGGCGTAAACATTTTAAATTTTGGTAATGCTATTGCCAATAACGACACCACAGGCATATTGAATGCGGCAGGTGATCTGACAAAAAGCAGTGACTTAAAGTTAGCGGCAGCGGCTAGTAACTACATCAATGCTATCAATAGATTTGAAGCTACCGGTGATTTAGCGGGTATTGCAAACGCTACCGCATCATTTGGTAATTTTGTTAAAAACTATACCGCTAATTCTACAACTGTAACTCCAACAACTGTAACTCCAACAACCGTAACTCCAACAACTGTAGCGGCGGTTGATAATGATGATGTACTTTACATTGATGCAGAGGGCAATGAGGTACGCGCTAGTGATTTTGCTGCGTTGTTTCCGGGCACGGGAGATGCCGATGTTGACCGTTTAGTTGCCACTTTAAAAGGCGAAGTATCTGAACCAACGGCTGGTTTGGCGCTTCTTGCTGTAGCCCCCCAAACGGCTGCGGCTGCTGTACTTAAATTAGTTGAGTCTCCAGTTGGGCAGCAAGTAATACGTAATGCAGCTAATCAAGCTCAATTTGGCACTACAGTAAAAGATATTTTAATTGCGTCAGGTTTATTTACAGCCGCGTCTATTCCAAGATTCCTAATGGGTGAAGGCACGCTGGATAAAGTTGGTACTGTAAATTCAGATTTGGTAAATCAAATACCAACTGGCTTTACGCCTACTATTACTCCAACTGTTACACCAACAGTTATTACGCCCACAGTTGTTACGCCTACAGTTGTTACGCCCGCTACAGTCTCGCCTACAGTTACTCCCTACATTGTTCAACCGGGGGATTACACAGATACAACTGAAGAAATTCAGAATTGGCAACGTACATTAGATGAAATTTACTATACTGACGAAGATGGAAATCCTGTTACTCTAAGAGACTATTACAGGATTTTAGGGTTTGAGCCTCCCGGATTGCCGCCCGGTGTTATACCGTCAACGCCTACAGTAACGCCTACTGAGAAACCTACACCTACAACTTCGCCTACTGCTACCCCAGCCGCGTCTCCAGTTTCGCCTACCGCTACCCCAACTGCATCTCCTGCGGCTACGCCTACTGTTGCGCCCGCTGCTACGCCCGGCCCAATTCGTCGTATTTTTGATCCTGCGGATCCTTCAACATATCCTTTTGATGATCCATTATTTCCGGATTTTGATCCGCGAAAACCAAATACATGGCCTCCTTACAATCCGGCCACGCCTACGGCATCGCCAACAAGTACTCCAACAAGTACTCCAACAAGTACTCCAACTAGTACTCCAACAAGTACTCCAACTAGTACTCCAACAAGTACTCCAACAAGTACTCCAACAAGTACTCCAACAAGTACTCCAACAAGTACTCCAACAAGTACTCCGACCGCTAGTCCAACGTATACGCCTACTGTATCGCCTATATCAACACCTACTGTATCGCCTGTATCAACACCTACAGTTGCGCCTACAGTAACTCCAACAAGTACGCCAACTGCCACTCCAACGGCAACGCCTACAAGAACACCCGTAGATCCTTTTACGCCTATAGCAACGCCTACTGAAGACCCTAATACTCCTACAGTAAGCCCAACGGTATCTCCGACTGTAAGTCCAACAAGTACCCCAACAAGTACTCCAACAAGTACTCCAACAAGTACTCCAACAAGTACTCCAACAAGTACTCCAACAAGTACTCCAACAAGTACTCCAACAAGTACCCCAACTAGTACCCCAACGGTGTCTCCGACTGTGAGTCCAACGGTGTCTCCGACTGTGAGTCCAACGGTGTCTCCGACTGTGAGTCCGACTGTGAGTCCAACGGTGTCTCCAACGGTGTCTCCAACGGTGTCTCCGACTGTGAGTCCAACGGTGTCTCCAACGGTGTCTCCAACGGTGTCTCCAACGGTGTCTCCGACTGTGAGTCCAACAAGTACTCCGACCTATACGCCAACTTACACGCCAACTTACACGCCAACTTACACGCCAACTTACACGCCAACTTACACGCCGACTTACACGCCGACTTACACGCCGACTTACACGCCAATCTATACGCCTGTGGTTACGCCTGTGGTTACGCCTGTGGTTACGCCTATTGTGACCCCAATAGTTACGCCTATAGTTACGCCTATAGTTACGCCTGTTGTGACTCCGGTCGTGACTCCAGTAGTTACTCCAAAAACTACGCCTACGCCAACGCCTACCGTAACGCCAACTGGTAAAGATTTAGGCTTAAACTTTCCGCAGGTGCAACAAGCACTTGCCGCTGCTGGCATCCCGCAACTTGCCAACGTGTTTTATTACGGCAAGGAATTTGGGTCTAAGAAGCAAAAAGTTACCAAAGAAGGTGAGTTGATCGAAGAAGAGTACAAACCGCTTAGTGTGACTAAACCCGGCGCAGAGATAGAACAGCTTGCCGAAGAAGCAAAAAGCAAGCAAAATACAGCCCTAGATGTTGCCGATAAGCTCATGGGCGAAACTACGTCATTTGATGACTTAATTAAAATTTTGAGGGGTTAATATGGGTGATACTGAATGGTATAACGATTTTTTAACAAGTATTGGAATTGACCCTAGCTCTACTACCACGGCAGACTTTGGTAATAATTACCTTACTAATGATCAATTGTTTGCTAAAATTACAGGCGCCGATTCTGGCTCTTCTAATCCTATAAGTTTAATTACCAAACTGCTCTCAGGCACAGGCGAACAAGGTAAAGCAGGGCAACTTGCTGGTGTTGCTGGTTTATACAGTTTGATAAATGCGCTGGGTGGTGGTCTTGGTCAAACAGGTCAAGGCGTATATAAAGGCTACACAGGCGGTATCCCTAAGTACACGGCTACACGCGAAATGAAAGACATCCCACAAACTGTGCCTGTACCAGCTAGAGCCGCTGTTCCGGCTACGGCAACTCAGGCGGCGATCCCCGCTACCGCTGCAACAACTGCCCCACGTCGTCCCGGTTCTGGTGGAGTTACGTATTTTTCCCCAATGACTTACACGCCTACTGTTGTACAAGCCGCGCCTACTGGTGACGTTACGCCTAAAAATGCGGCTCAGTTTCTTCCTGAAGTTAAGGCGGCTGGCGGCGGCATGATGCCTAGCGGTATTTCTGCATTGGGCGGATACTCAGATGGTGGTCGTTTATTACGCGGCCCCGGAGATGGTGTGTCTGACTCTATTCCTGCTACTATTGGTGGCAAGCGGCCAGCACGTTTGGCTGATGGAGAGTTTGTGATTCCTGCACGTATAGTGTCTGAGATTGGCAACGGTTCTACAGAAGCTGGCGCTAAAAAGTTATACGCCATGATGGATCGTATTCAAGGGGCCCGTAAGAAATCTATTAAAAATGTTGCTGCCAACACTAAGGCAGACAAATATCTTCCTAGTTAAGGATTACGTATGACCACACCATCTACAACACCAACACCGGGTTCTTCTGGCTCTCCAATGGCAGGATCCGCCAACATGTCTACTCTGTCCGAGTGGGCGGGGCCGTATGTAACGGACATGTTGGGTAAAGCTCAAGCAATTTCCAATACTCCTTACCAGACATACCAAGGCCCGATGACAGCGGGTGAGTCTGGTTTGCAAAACAAAATGTTTCAAGGGCTTGGGGGTTTGAGTTTTCCCAATCAATTAGGGCAGTCATTTAGTTCTGGAAGTGCCTACCAACCGCCCGGAATGGCTCCTAATACATTTGCTAATCAACCTATCGGCACGGGTGCTGGTGCTACCCCGATGGGTACAACAGGCGCTTCTGGTACAGGCGGAGGTCAATCTACTACTGCTCCATTAGGCATAGCTTCTCAATACATGAACCCGTATTTGCAGTCAGTGCTTCAGCCTCAGTTGGAAGAGTTGCGTCGCCAATCACAATTAAATTTGCAACCCAATCTGGCTAAGATGACTCAAGCTGGTGGTTATGGTGGTGGTCGCCAAGCGATTATGGAGTCAGAAGCTAATCGCAATTTGTTGCAACAACAGAACCAAGCTATTGGTACGGGCTACGCTAATGCTTTTGATAAAGCTATGCAACAGTTCAATACTGAGCAAGGTCAAGCTAAGACTCTGGCTGATCTGATGGGTACGGCTGGCGCGCAACAACGCGGCATTGAACAAGAAGGCATTACCGCTGACTACAACGAGTTCTTGGCGCAACGTGATTATCCAATGAAGCAAACACAATACTTGCAGTCAATGTTGCAGGGCTTGCCACTTTCTACGGTGTCTAATATTCCGCAGTCTCAAACTGCTGCACAACAGGCAGTGGGTGGTATGCAAACTGTATATGGAATGTTGCAAAACCTTGGCGTTATTCCTAAAGGTTAAGGATAAATCATGATTCAACCCGGTCAAATTGACTATCAAAAGCAATTAGATTCTTTAAAAGACTTGCCAGTCAATGCGCAGTCTATTGAGTATCTGACTGACCTTTCGCGTAACCCCGGTTCTCCGTTTGTTCGCTTTCTAGTTGAAAGCCGCTTGGAGCAACTGACTAAAGCTTTGCAAAATCAAGCTGGTTCACAAGCACAGCAAGCGCAAGAGAATTCGCCTCAAGGCACAATCTCAGACAAGATTCAACAAGCCGCAGGGCTTGCTGCATTGCAATCTGCTCAACAACGCCAAGCTGCTCAGCAAATGCAGCAGCAAGCAAGCCAACCACGGATGCCAGTTCCTGAAGGAATTACGCAACCCCAAGCGCAAGCTGAAGCTGACTACGGTGTAGCCAGTGCGCCCGTAGACTCTGAGATGTTTAACTTTGCCCCCGGTGGCATTGTTACGTTTGCCAACCCAGAAAAAGAAAAGAAACAGTTGGTCAAAGATGAAGAAGAAGCAAAGGCAAGACAAAGAGAAGCTGATCGCAGAGCGTTGTTAGAGCCGCTTGCTGCTGTAGGAGATATTGTTCAGTTACCTGTAGCTGCTGGCTATAATTTACTAGCTGATGCGGCTGGTGGCACGGAAGGTTTTTTAAACCGTATAGGCAGTGCTTTAACAGGAGAAAACGTCAATACACAGACTGATGGTCAAGTTGGCGGTAAGTTCCGTTTTAGCCCGACTCCTTTTACAGATATGTTGCGCCAGCCAACCAGCAGAGAAGCGGCACAACAACAAGCGCAGCAAGCGGTTATTGCTGCTGACCCAGAAAGTCAAAAGCTTGCGCGTTTAGCAGCTAATCCTTCAGCAGCGCAGAATATGAATCCTGCTTTGCAGCCTAATAGAAACGTTCCGCCACCTCCACCACCTGCTGTAAATACAGGTATTAATACAGGTAAACCGCCAGCGCCTCCCGCACCGCCAGCAGCTAGTGCAACCGCTGGTATAGAGACTCTCATTAATCAAATGTACAACATGCCAGAACGTAATCAGTTTGGCAAATTAATTGAAGAAGCTCGCGCTAACATGGTGACAACACCGCAAAGCAAATTGATTGAAGATGAACTTGAGTTACAGAAAACGCTTGGTATTGGTACGTTTGCTAAGCAGCAACAACAGATGTATGAAGACAACAAAGCGCGTCAAGCCAAAATTGAAGCTGGTCGTGGACAACGTGACTTTATGGCGCAACTTGCTGCCTACTCACGTCCCGGTGCAAACTGGAGCCAAGTGGTAGAGCGCGATATTGCCAATAAGTCAGCTGCTTTGATGGAAGATGAGCGATTTGCAAATGCGCAAAACAAACTATTAACAGACATTCAAACTACTGCGGAAGCACAACGTGTTGGCACAGCCAGCACTGTTCGTGCGGCTAAAGCAAAAGAAAAAGAAACCAGAGAAAAAATGCTAGACCTCATCATGAGGCTTACAGGCGAAGATGCAAAAATTGCACAAGCCATTCTTGGTGACACTTTAAAAACCGCAGTTAGCTTGTATGGCTATGATGTTCAATCTCGTGGTCAAGACATGCAGTACAAAGTAGGTATGGCTAACGTTGACGCTAAACTTGAAATTGCCAGCGTAAAAGCAGATATGGCTAATCAAAAGCTTGCTGCAACTCTTGCAAATGTGGATACCGCAAACAGATTAAAGTTAAGTAATTCTGATCCGTATAAAAAATTGGAATCGCGTATTGCTGGACTTGATCAAGCTATTAAATATAATACGAATCCAGATGGAACTCCAAAAGATGCAGAAAAAGTTGCTAAATATAAAACTGATTTAGCCGACTTAAGAACCCAACAAGCAACCTTGGCTGCAAATATTCTTGGGGGCGGTGGGATCGGCACATTGCCACAAAGTACTTCCGGAACAGGCACAAAAGTAATAGACTTCAACAAGATTAAATAAAAGGTCGCGTAATGCCATATGCAATTCGACTGCCTGATGGCACTCTTGTTGAGAACATCCCTGATGAGTTATCTCCTGAAGCAGCTAAAGCAAAGATTATTCAGTCGATGCCGCAGTATGGTTCTAAGGAACGCACTTTTGGTGAAGCCTTTACCGACATAGGCGCGGCAGGTCTTAGCGGTATTGGCTCGCTTGTTCAGTTGCCCGGTCAACTGTATGGCCTAGCCACTGGAGACTTTTCTAAGACAGGCGCTTTGGGCGCTGGTCAAGAACTTGAAGAATACGCCAAAGGACTCAAGTCCAAAGGCTTGCTTGCCCGTGAAGCCGCACGCGATGTGGCTATGCAGAACGCTGAAAAACAAGGTCAGTTTCAGGCATTTAAAACAGCGATTGGTCAGACTATTTCTGATCCAGCTTTGATGTCTACGTTCCTTGCAGAACAATTACCACAGATAATTCCTGCTGCTTTAACAGGCGGTACTACTGCCGCAGCTACATCCGCTGGTGTTATGGCAAAGGCGGCTGCTAGACAAATCTCTAAAGAAGCCGCAGAGAAGGTAGCCCAACGTGAGGCTATCCGTGCCGGTACTACTGCCGCTATTGGTACAGGCGCAGTGCAACAAGGTGCAGACATTGGTGCTGGCACTTACGACGAAGTTGTCAAAGAACTTGTTAGCAAGGGCGCAACTCCTGAACAAGCTGGACAAGCTGCTATTAATCTGGCAAGGGCTTCCGGTGTATCGGGCGCGGCTTTGTCTCTTATTGCCAATAGGTATTTACCCGGGGGTCAAGCCTTGGAGCGTGTGTTGGCAGGGGGGTCAACAGGCAAAGGCATCATCATGGGTGCTGGCACTGGCGCACTCAAAGAACTGCCAAGCGAGATACTGGAAGAAACAGGCGGCAGATTTACACAAAACCTTGCCTTGCGTGAAGTCAAACCAGATCAAAGCCTTACACAAGGACTGGGCGCAACCGCTGGTCAAGCGGCTCTTGGCGCGGTGGGTCTGGGCGGTGTGACTGGAGCTATTGGTGGACGTGGCGGTGCTGCGCCTGAAGTACCTGCTGATCAACAGCAACAAACCTCTACCGTAACGCCTCCGCCTCCTGCACCAATTGAAGAAGAAAAAGAACGCACGCTCGAAGAGTTGCTTGCCGCTGGTAAGCGCCCGCCTCCTGAATTTAAAGCGCCAGAAGGTATAACTATTACTGCGCCCAAAGGTTCATTAGAAGAGCTTGAACAGATCATTGCTGCACAGCAACAAGATTATGATAAGCGTGAAAAAGATTTATCAGACATAAGAGAAAAGTCTGGATTTGTACCACCAGCGAGACTTGCAAAAAATGTACAACTTGCTGCTGAACTCACGGCTATGCGGGAAGCGCTTGCCAAAAGGATTGAGGCTGGAGAAACGTATGCTACAAAATCTGACCAAGGAGCAGGTGGAGATGGCTCTGGAGTATCTGTACAAACAGGTGCTAATGTACCCCCCGCCGAAGGAACTGGAGCACCTGAACGAGGCGGAGTGGATAGTACTGGACAAGATGCTGGAGGGCTTGATACGGGAGCAGCAGGACAGCCGCCTCCAGTAACACCGCCAGTAATAACACCACCAGCAGAAACACAAGTTGTAAAACCCACAGGAGCAGACGTTGGCACTCAAACCACTCAAACCAAGCAAGCAGAAACGCAAGGACAAAAACCACCCGCAGCCCCCGTTGTAAAAACTGCTGCGCAACAAGACGAAGACTTACTTAATAGTCTCTTTGGAGATGATGGATTACCTTCAACCGGTTCTGCGCGTCGTACTCAAGCACAAATTGCAGACGATAAAAAACGTGAGGAGCTTGGTAAAAAATACGGACTGACACAAAAGGAAGAAGAGTCACAACAAGACTTTGGTAAACGCTTGCGCAGTGCTGTTGCATTTGAAAAAGAACGTGAAGGCAAGCCACTCTCTGCTATGGGTACGCAAGCCATTGCAGGTCAAGAATTAAAAGAAGAAAAAGGATATTTTCCGCCTCAAGAGCAACGTGACTTGTATGAAGAAACCCGCCAAGAATATAACGCGGGTGTTGATGCAAAGATTAAAACAGGTGATGCAACTGAGGATGACAAACTACCCGCCTATAAAGAACTAAGTGATGATGATCGTCGCGTTTATTTCCGTGACAACATTAGTCAGAACAACCAAGTAGAGCACGACAAAGCGGTCAAAGTATTGGCTGAACATTTGTCTGATAAACGTTCCGAAAGTCGTGCCGCGCCAGAGTATCAACGAACTGAAGCAACGGATCAAATTCGTGCGCAGAAGAGTTACGAACGTGAACGTGGTGGCTTTGGGTCTAAGACAGGTATGGCATACACATTCCCCGGATGGAATAGTTTGTCAGACGAAAGCCGTAGACTCTTTGCAAGTCTTAACCAAACCGATACTGTCCTTGAACAAGACGTGGCGTTTCGTGCCGTAAAGAAACAAGTTCAAAAAGAAAAATTGGAAGAGCAATCCCGTGAAAGATTGCAAGAAGCGGAAAGCCGTGCAAAACAAGAGATGCTTGCGGCTGCGGAAAGAGCTCGCGCTAGTCAGCCATCAGGCAAGGGGGCCGTGCTTCCTAAAAATATTGTAGAAGCTTTGTTTGATGGTGACATTAAAACTGTACTTAACTATTTATCTTCTGATGAATCTAAAGGCATAAAGAGTCCAAGCAAAGAACGCAACATATTTACTCGTCAAATTTTCCGGTTGTTGGCTAGTTCTCTTAACAGCATTGAAAACTTCCGTGTAAATGTTGTGTTTGATGAAAACATGACTTTGGCTAATATTGCCAAGTACGATGCCAACACCAATACGTTGTATGTAGGCCCCAAAGGACTTGATGAAGCCACAATTCTTCACGAGCTTACTCACGCTGCAACAGTTAAACTTGTTCATCAATTCTTTACAGACAAAACTAAACTGCCTCCAAACGTTGTAAAGGCAATTGAAAACATTCAAACAATTGCATCTGCTGCACAAAAATTATTGGGTAAAAAATACCCCAATGCGTTTGATAATCTGTATGAGTTCATAGCCTACGCTATGACCGACTTGGATTTCCAACATGACTTAGCAAGTAAGCAGATACCAAGACTTGCCGATGTTACAAACAAAACTGAAAAGCAATCAAAAGAACAGCGGATAGAGCGCGAGTTCAACATAAAGGGATATGACTTTATGTTTGACAACCTGTGGAAATACTTCACAGGAAACTTGGCGTTCATGTATCAACTGTTTACGCCTAAACCTAAATCTCAAAAACTTTTAATACCTGTTGATTATTACAACGAGACAAGCAAGCGCACTGTTCGTACTGGAACATATACCAAAGCTCCTAAAACCAAACAACGTGGCGGGGAGACTGAAGGTTTATCGGAAGAAGAACAAAAAGATGCTGTATTAAGTCCAATTGCTGGCGAATTGGTTATGGAGCGCGGTGTCTCCAATTTGAAGAGACTTATTCTAATTCAACCCGGCTATAAAGGAAATCTACTGCTTGAAGCCGCAGATGCAATCAGTCAAATATTTGAAGCGCCTGAAGGCGGCATTGAACGTCTTGCTGGTAAAGAAGCCATTGGCTCAGAGCTATATGCTGGGGCAAAGGGTGCGGCTGGTAAACCTACTACGCAAAAAGCGCCTAAGACAACTACGCAGCGTTCCCCTGATGAGATTATTGCAGACCAAAAACTGCCTGATGAAAAAGGCACAAGCAAGGTTCGTGAGTTTGTAACTAGCACTGCTGGTGCGCGTAGGCTTGCCACCATCTTTGCAAATAGCCGCTACCCCATCAAGGTATGGGAAGATGCATTGCAACGCGCAAAGAAAACTATTGATGCTGGCCCTAAGTTAAACAACATCTATACACAGATCACATTGTCTGCGGCGCGTGCTAAAGACTTGTATTTAACAATGGTTAACACACCTGCTACTGAGTTGCAGCAAGCTATTGGTGAATACGCAAAAGCCGCCAAGGTTGATTCTAATTTGGCATTAAAGCAGTTGCATACATACTTCATGGCGCTGCATGAGCCAGAGCGTCGCGCAATTAAATTTTTGCGTAATGTACCTTTGAAGAACTCAGATGTGCAATTTACAGATGCGCAATCTAATACTCGCACAATTAACCCAGCTAACTTCCGTAAAGACGTACTAGATGCAGTTGAGTCAGGTAAGTTAACTAAGAAAGAAATCCAACGCTTACGTAAAGAGTTGGATGCGGTTGTTGCACAATTTGCTGAAGCTTCAGGTGAAAGCCCTGCTGGTTACAAGACCATTGACATGAACGGCTCAGATTACAACGTGATTGGCAATCTGTCCCCTGCTGAAGCAAAAGCTATTCGTGATAAGTTTGATGGCGACAAAAAGGCTGATGCAGTGATTACTGCTATGAAAGCCATGAACGATGTCACAGCCGAGCTAAACAAGAAGGCTAACTATTGGTCTAAGCCTGTGCAGAGTGTCGTAGACTTCTACGGTTGGGATCACTATATCCCATTCAAAGGCAAGGAAGTATCAAGTAGCCAAGATGGAATGCTTGACTTTGATATTCTTAAAACAGACAAGCGCTTTGCAGAAAAATTGCAGGACTTTCAAAGTGAGTTTGAAGGCCGTGAATCATGGTCAGATAATTCATTAACGCAGATCATGAGCGATGCTACACGCGCTGCGATGCGTGCTGGACGTAAAGACTTGACGCTGGCAATTAAGAACGCTATTGATCAGAAGTTGTTGATGGGTTCAGTCAATGAAGTTAAAGGTCTGAACGGTAAGCCAATTGAGTTTGCTGACCGTAACAAGATTGATCTAGGTGAGTTGGCTGGTAAAACTACCATCTTCCATTACAACGAGAATGGCAGCATTGATGTGTTGCAGGTATATAGCGAGGCTGAGCGCAATGCTATCCGTCGTGCATACCAGCAAACCAATCCTTTGATGGATATGCTCAACACCGTTACTAGCTCAATAGGTCAATTCCACACACGCTATAACGTAGCGTTTGCGCCAATGAACTACTTTCGTGATATGTTGACCAATGCATTTACGATTGGCACAGACATGGATGCAGCAACTGCTGCGCAATACATTGGTGCTGTTACATCACAAGTTGTAAATGGTGGCATGTACAAGACATGGAAGATTGCTAGTTTGTATAACGCTGGTAAGACTGCTGAACTTAATGCATTTGTTGCAAAAGACAAATCAGGCTTCTCCAAAGATGTCGTGGAATACATCAAAGAAGGTGGCATGGTTTCCTATTTGCAAGGCTTGTCTGCTAAAGGCACATTCCAAAACTTGCAGAAAGACCTCAATTCAAGCAAGCCTAAAAAAGCATTGGCCGCTATGAATGGTTTCTTTGATGTGTATGCTGACATGTTTGAATTGTCTAGCCGTACTGCTGCTTACCGCATTACCCGTAATAAGTTGTTGCGTGAAGACAAGTTGTCTGATGAAGCCGCTAAAACTCGCGCGGCTGCGTATGTAAAAAACCTTGCAAACTTTGAACAAGTTGGTGAGTGGGGACGTGGTGCTGGTGCAATGTTCATGTTCTTTAGACCTGCTGCTACAGGTGCAGTACGTGCTATTGAAACATTAGGGCCAATGCTTCGCAGTACAGATGATGCAATTTTGGACTTGCCTCCTGAAGTACGCAAAGATGAAAAGGCAGTTGCCGAATTCCGTAAGAGCCATGAGAAACAACGCAAGGCCGCTAGAGCTATGACATTGAGTTTGGCTGGTTTTGGTGTTGGCATGTATTTGTTGTCTATGGCATTGTCAGACGATGATGACATGGGGCGTAACCGCACTAAGACTGACGACATTAACCGTTGGGCACGTTATGCGCGATTCCATATTCCCGGCTTAGAAACTCCAATTCAAATTCCTTGGGGCTTTGGCTTGGGCGCATTTGCTGCGGCTGGTGCGCAAGTTGCCGCTATGGGTACTGGGCAAGCATCTATTAAAGAAGGCTTCAGCAACACATTGTCTGTGATGATGGACTCGTTCTTACCGCTGCCAGTATCGCGTATCAACATGTTTGATAACTTCCCTGCATGGTTGATGGACTCTGCTCTGCCGTCTGCGGCTCGTCCTCTGTTTGAATGGCAGATGAACATTGATGCTTTGGGTCGTGAGATTTACAACAACCGTCAGACTCGCGTGGGTGATGCGTACACAGGTGGCGATAACATTCCTGAGTTGTACAAGTCAGCCGCCCGTACCCTTGCAGATGTTACAAATGGCGCTATAGACTGGAGTCCTAACACGTTGTACTTCTTCGCCAACAACTATGCTGATGGGCCGATGCGACTTGCACAAACAGGCATGAATTTGTCACTGCTTGCGGCTGGAGAAAAGGCATTTAATCCTAAGACAGACACAGTTTTGTTTGATAGCTTCTTTGGCTCTGCCTCAAACTACGATGCTAAACAATTCTCAGCTATTGAGAAGCAAATCAAGGATATGGAACGCAAGCTTAAGATGTTTGAGTCCAATCCAGAGCAGTACGCAAAGTATGTTGAAGCTAATCCAATGGATGAGTATCTTGTCAAAATGTACAACGAGGGTGTCAATGGGCGCTTAAAAGAGTACCGAGAAGAAGCCAACGCTGTGCGTAAGATGCCTGACCTGTCTCCCAAAGACCGCAACGATGCGTTAAAGAACATTGTGCAGATGCAGAACTTTGAGAAGCGCCACATGATCGATGCGTTTGAAGCTTTCGATATCAAGCCCTAACGCATGCGCCATGCCCGTACACCAAGGACACCGTCCTTGGTTGTTACAAATGTTTTTACTCTGACACCCGCCTTCTTGGATGTAGTGTCTATTATGAAAAGCATGTACGCAGGGCGCATCGTAGGCACAAAGAAGCTATCCCCCACTCGCAAGGAGTGAAAGGGGAATAACCATTCAGGCTCATTCGGTGGTTGTGGTGGCGGTGGTGTCTTCGTCATCTTTGAATATCTGACTGATGTCCATTACAACTTTGTAGGCTTGCACGTTGGTAGAACCAAATGCCGCTTTCCATCCTGCCGCCATCTGCTTGCGTGACTTCTCTTTCAAGATGCCTCTACGCTCAAGCTCACCTTCAAACCAAGTTGGGCTAAGTTTATTCTGACGTAGATATTCTTTGACCGCGCTGGTAGACAACCAAATCACACCCTCATCTACATCGGCAGTAATGCTCAGCGCATTGCGAGGCTCCATGACATGCTTGCCGTTACGGAACACCAATGCATTCTGAATGTTTTTGTTGATGAAGTCACCGAGTACGCTCTCTGCTTTGGACTCATCGTCCTCTGCTCTGCCATCGATCAACCGAATGAAGCCTTCGCCTACAACTGTAAAGATGCGGTCAAGGTCAAACTCAGTCAGACCCATGTTATTGGTGATCTTCCCTGCAATGCGTGTTGTACTAATCAAATTAGATAGAAAGCGATACTCTGCGTTCTTTGAATACTGCTCACCAACAGACAGGTATTCTGTCTTAAGGCGTTTACGCAGTTCAGGTACACCTATCTTAAACAACTCTGGTATGTACAGCGGCCCGGCGTGACCATGATGGGTTTTCAATGATTCAAACATTAACAAGCCACGCTCATCCGTTAGCTCATACCCGGGAACCATAGGTTTGTGAATGGTTGGCTCAAGGATACGCATCTCTTCTGCATTTGTGTCGCCCTTGAATGTAGACATTAACTCACGAAGCTTTGTGTTGGTTGTGATAATTGCAATCAGTTTAGTTACATAGGTTGCTTCGCGCTCTTGGTTGGCTGATGACATCATCCGCAGTTTGGGTTGCCCTGATGAAATGTTATAGGCAACATGAGACACCACCTTGCCGTCTGTATTTGACTGCTCGTCTAGTCCATAAAGAATGTTCTTGCAAGTCACCATGCGGTTGATCAACGCATTCTGTGTAGCATCAAAGATTGACAAGTTCTCAGGGTGTCCCCAAATGCTCAGCGCACCGTATAGCGCACCTGTTTTACCGTAGCCTGACTTTCCATACAGTGAGAAGATTACACCGTTGATGTTGGTGAACTCAATCAGTGGACTAGCAAATCCACAGAGAACTGCAAATGCATGCCACTCATATCCGGGATCATTGAATAGTTTCATAGAAGACTTCCAGCCCTCAAGCGTGCCGCCTTCCTTGATGTTGCGCACGACATTCTTTGAGATTGGCGACGGTGGGCAGTAACGAATCTCTCCTGTGTTCATGTACTCATTCGTGCCTAGCACAAACGATTCATGTGTCTCGGATGTCCACCCTTGTTGCACTCTCATTATGTCTGCCCTTTTTGTATTAGTTAGAAACGTTGACCACTTCATCAAGTAGCTTGCGATGCGCGGTGCTTGCGCAGGTTCAAAAGTTACACTGTTGTTTGCTAGTGCTTCTTTGAGTTTGTCAGTGGCAGCCACAGAGCGTAGCGGTAGTAGGAATTCATTTACGCCATCGTGCGGTAACTCAACTCGTATAAGCAAGCACTCGCCATCATGAGGACTCTTCAGACGTTGCACTGGGTACATTGTGAAATGCAGTAGCAACTCATCAGGGTCTTGCACCATGCCTTTCTTAGTAGAACGTGGAGGAGGCGTGAAGTACACACCACCATTAGCCCCGCGAGAGTATGGGTACAGGAAGTCAGGGAAGGCTACATATTTTTGGGTATTCGTTTCGAGCCGTATTGGTTGCGCTTCATCTTCGGCTTCTCCGGCAACTGCGGGTTCTTCAACAACGGCCTCAACGGATTTGAGGACTCGACCAAGCTCAATAGGCCCCCGCTTACCGAGGACTGATCTATGAGGACATCCATCACACCCCCCTCTGTTTTCTGCTTCAAAGGCGTTGCAACTGTGCGCCCACTTTGCGCTTGAGATAGATTGGGCGCGTTTGTTCTCGACGTTCTGCCAGTCGTATCTGTCGTCATGTTTTGACATGTCATGGATTGCTGAATCAGCATCTCTACACCGAGAGGCGACAGATATTCCAGCGTACCACAACGGCTCTGGAGCACGAGTTTCGCAGATGATTTTAATTTGAGCACAGCCTGTCCCTTCTAAACTTTTTTGCTTGATCAGCGCAAAGTCATATTCAAAATTACTATTGAGTTTGTCGTAAATTGCTTGCGTATCTTCATCAAGTCCTTTATCAACTTTTGATAGATCAAACTTCTCTTCAACTTTTCCAAGTAACTCCGTAAAAATTTCAAAGGGGTTTGCGTCAGCGTCTAGTACAACTTCACAGGGTAATGGTTCTCCTTTTAAATTCCTACTTCCGGGGGCCCGCAGTATGCGTGCAGCATCCGCTGTAACTGCCTCATCTATTGAAAAGCCACTATCTATGCATAGTTGTTTGAATTTCTCTGCGTAGGGCTTCCAAATATCCGTTGGTACTTCATCAGTGAAAGGCCAATAAGCGTGTAAACCACGTCCGGAATTTACAATTACAGGCAATGGAAACTGCTTGTCTGTCACAAACTGATGCAGTTTGATTAGTGCGCCTTCCCATGTTGGGAATGGTTTGTTTTCACCACAGTCAAGGTCAACGAAGAATGCTCGCATGAAGATACATGCATTGGCTTTGCGTTGATATCCTTCAAATGTACCGACTCCAAAAAATGTATTGAAGTCATCAGCATCAAACTGTTGCATATATTCTAGGGCTTCATCTAGGTCTTCAGTAAACTTGGGACGGACTACTCCGTCTTTCATTCCCACTACACAGATGTTGCCCTGCGTTGGCAATACTTTCTCGTAAAATTGTTTGTTCATGATCGCAGAGACAAAAAGGGCGGAGTCCGGCTCCGCCCGTAACAATAAGGACAGTTAGTCCGACTCTTTAAGCGAACTGCTTTTCAAAGGACGACCTAGAATGTCCTCTGCATAAGCCTTCGCTTGCGCAAGACTGTTGACAGGCAACAATCCGCGTCTTGTATCCTCCTCTAAGATGTCAATAAAAACTTCAATTTTGGTACGAGTGTTAGGCCGTATAGCCCCGCCCCTGAACCACGCATGTACAGTCATGCGTGAGGTCTCAAGTACTTCTGCAACATAAGATGCATTCAACCCTGCCGCGATGCAATGCTTCGCCAAATCGATGCCGAGGTTGTACTTGCCGTTGTCTTCGTTTACAAGATCAACAAGTTTGGGGCTATACGTTCTGACCATTTACTTCTTCGCCCACTTTTTAACAATGTCACTCACATCTTCGGCAGTCTCAGGAGATGCTTTGCGAGTTGTTTCGCGCTTGACTGGCTCTGCTATTTCAGCTTGAGCAGGTGCTTCAGCTTCACTACCACCATCAGTCTTGTAGACTGTCAAGCGGATAGCGTTCTCTGCCGCAGGGGTCTTGCCTTGACGCGCAATCACATCACGTACGTCTTCCGGTACGGCACTCACTGGAGCAAACAACAGACGAGGCACAGGTGAGTTGATGTCAAACTGCATCTTGGTCACGATGCGACCTGCTGATACATTGTTGTTAGCCAACATTTGAATGTATGGTCTGAAAGGCCATTTACCGCCTTCTTCTTTACCAAATGCGCTAGTTGCCGGTAGCACCAACTGATACACATCGCCTGATGGATCATTAGGCAATACCACAGCAATGCGCCATGACAAACGGCAAGCGGAACCTGTACCGCCTTGACCTGAACCCTTGACTGACTGAGGACACTCAGCGCAAGTTGCCGCGCATGGAGATGTAACCTCTGCGTCAGGAACTTTGGAGTCGTTAGACCAGCAAGCAGGGGACAACTTAACGCCCTTCTTGTAGGATTGGTTGTAGTATGTGCGTGATGCCTCATGCGCCATCTTCACGATCACTACATTCATAGAGTTGTCTGTATTGACACTCTGCTCTTTACCGCCAACGATCTTGCGGAATACACGTCCCTCAATAGAGATACGCTTATTGCCTTTGGTTGCACCACCTGCTACTGCAAGTGTGTCTTCGTCAAGGCCGAGGCCAACTAAATCAGATGTGCCGAGAATGGTTGCGAGTTCGTTACTCATTTTGGATTTCCTTAAACTAATGTTTCACTGGTTGATGAAGCTTTGCGTACAACAATATCGTATTCACGCAATGCATTTACTCCGGGGGGTAGGCCATCGCCCACTCTCTCAGACATAAATTCTTTGAAGTTGCGCTGATGGATGCGACGTTCAAGCAGATCAATCGAGCCTTCCAACTCAATGAACTTTTTAAAGTTGTCCCAATCAGTGCAGAAGAAACGGTCTTTGACTTGGCGTGTAACTGTGCCACTGTGTGTCTTAAATCCGTTTTGGTTGTTCTCATTGCAAATTGCCAAAAGTGCTTCTTTAATTGATTCCATAGCATCTTTCAGTTCTTCGTCTTGAGACTCGTAGGTTGCCTTCAATGACTCGCGTAGTCTGCGAATCTCAAGGTAATCTGATACTAGCTCTTCGGTGTCATTCACTTTTCTCTCCTTTGATTTCTTCACGATACAGGTCTACCAATTTTTCGTGCATGTCCACTTTGCCCTGAAGCATCTTGTACATACGCCTTTCCACCTCAGACCCTTGGAGGTGTATTACTGTCATCTTGTTCTTTTGACCCACGCGATCAATTCGCGCAATGCACTGTAGGTAAGTCTCAACGGACATTACAGGCGACCAAAAAACTACGATACTCGCGGCAGTGAGTGTGACACCGTGAGATGCAGATTGTGGCTGAATTAACAGCACTTGTGGATCATTTGTTGTTTGGAAACGATTAAATATTGCCGACCGTTCGTTGGCTGACACATCGCCTGAAATAATCTCTGTAGACACACCTTCCTTGGTCAGTGAGTCTTGCACCAACTTGATGGTGTGCTTGTAAGGAATGAACACGATGACCTTGTGCAAGGCTTCATCCATCACCTCTTTGAGAACCTGCAATCGCGGAGATACATCGAACTCGATAATGTTGTGGTCGTCTGTATATACTGCGCCACCTGATAGCTGAAGCAGTTTGGTCAATGAAGCCGCAGCATTTACTGTGCTGATTGTCTCGCCAGCCGCCTGAATCTGCATCTCTTTAACGAGTTCCTTATAGTATGCTGACGCTTGTCCCGTCAAAGGTACTTCGCGTGTCTGATACATTACATCAGGCAAGTCTAAGCATTGGTCTTTTTCGTAGCGGATTGCAGGTTGCAACGCCTTAAATACTGTATCTCGGGCAGTGGGCTTGGGATACCACTTAAATCTAGTTGCCTGAGTCATCACCATGTCCTTCCAAGCAGTCTTGTACTTGGGAACATTGGATGGGTTGACTAACTTGGCTAAGCCAAATGCGTCCTCGGGAGATTGAGATGCGGGTGTGCCTGTCATCATCCACAGATAGGTAGAGGGCTTGATGATTTTGGCAAGAGTTTTCCAACGCACAGTGCTTGGGTTCTTGTAAGCATTTGCCTCGTCAATGATGATCAGGTCAAAGTCCTCGTTCTCGATTGCTTCGCGCTCAGCGTTAACACCATCGTAATTGATGATTACAAAGTCGTAATCTGCTTGAATGACTCTCCTACGCTTTGAGCCGTGGGCTATCGCGCATGTGCGGTGCATTGCTGTCTTGAAGAGATCGGCTTGCCATGCGCTTTGCATAATAGAAAGCGGGCAGACAACCAAGACTCTCTTAATTAAACCTTGGTTCATGAGGTAGTCAGCCGCCCAGATTGCCGCAGAAGTTTTGCCTGTACCTGCCTCGTTGAAGCAGAACGCCCGTCTATGAAGTGTGAGAAACCTAGAAGTATCTCTTTGGTGGTCGAACGGTTGGAACATCCCGGGCCAGCCGTAGTGTTTCTCAATGGGGGATGGAATCTTATGGGATACATCTAGCAAGCGTGTGAGTGTTTGAACCTCTTGGATTCCCCAATAAACAAGCACCTGCACATGGTTGCCTGTCGTACTTACTATCTCGCTCTTGTCAATGTACTTGGTGATCTGATCAGCCATGTCATGTGAGCAATACAAACGCAATGCAATGTCGTCAACTATATCCATACTATCTTTCAACTTGTTAGGTGCAGGGATTCCACCTGCCCCACCTCTCTTTAACGTCTGCGTGTCCTAGACGATTAGTCCTGTCGTGGGTGAAAGTGTTAACTCTAGGAGAGAAAGCCCCACCGACTAATTGACGCGGTTACGAGGCCAGCAATCTGCAAAGCACGCCTCTGTGTCCACTCACGCCTTACGACACATCTCTATTATGGAGTCTTAATACTAATTGTCAAGTTATTTTTTAACAAATATCGTAGGTGTTTTCACTTACGCTTCTCACGTTTACTAACTTCAGAGACTAAGTTTCCTTGAGAGTCACGCTTGAATGAACGATTCTTTGCCGCGCTTTGGATGCGCAAACCGTTCTTGTTTGAACCACCTTTGTCTAAGGCGCGAACGTGGGCTACATCCTTGCCTTCTCTGCGATCAGCTTTGCCGTTTCCATTAGCATCTTCGCCTGTTTTGTCGATTGAACGACGACCGCGCTGACGCTCCATCCTACGCTCATGTTCACCTCTAGCTTTCTGCTGTTGGTATTCTTTGGCATAGGGTCTAGGTTTATTTACATAAGGCATTTCTTACCCTTTCAAATGTGTACTCGCAAGATCGGATTTCCAATTTGTGAAATCATATATGCTATCGCGCTGACTGACCATGTGTCCTTTGATGACACAGTAGTTATACTTCCCACTGATACTGGATGGTTCAGGGTTGTCAAAACCAAACCTAGTCACAAAATACTGAACGTCAAACTTGTCAGACAAATCTCTCAAATTGAAATTTGATCTGTGAACTTCATAATGGTTGTTGTCGTAATCATCTTGCGGATGATGTGTAGGCCAAACTATTATGACCCAACGAGTTCTATACAAAAAATAATCAAGATAATCTATTACAGATGATCTAAATAAATGTTCTAACACATCCCCAAATACTGCTACATCGTATCTGTTAGTTGGGTTCTTTTGTATGTATTCTTCTATTGACTGCGTATAAACTTTGTTATAAGTGTTGCTTAGATTAAACTCAGTTATGTACTTTTCAGTTGGCTCAACTGCATCTAATGTTCCACTATACCAAGACTGTCTGAGCAAGCGCCCATTTTTACCTGCCCCTGCGCCAACATCAAGTATTGACTTTGGGTTTAGCCGTTTTATCTGATCAACCAATATATCATCAAATGTGTTTACTGAATACGGCATGTCACCTTCCTTTGTGGTATTCGCATGTGTTGACTGGACACCATCCGCACAAGGGCGTGGGGTTAGCTTGCCATGTATCTGTCTCAAACGAGTTATGCAAACGCTCAAGATTCCAAGTGAAATCTTCCCAATAGCTATCTATCTTAGGGCGCTCATAGTCAGAGGTCACAAAGTGTTCGTGGGCTACAAACAAAAGCCCTGCCTTGATATGCACCAACTGAGGGAAATGGGCAAACGCCATGAGTGCCATCAACTGTAATTGTTTTGGATCAGGGTACTTGTTGCTTCCGGTCTTGTAGTCCACGATGAAACCTTGATCACCATTGACAACTAGCAAGTCAGCGATACCGCGAACCCAATAATCCTTTGCGCCAAATGTGCAAGGTACTTTGTCATAAGTAAGCGCCATGCGATGCTCGGGGTACTTGTCCCCTTCCATGTCACGCAATGGGTCTAACTGTTTACTAAAGTGCGCGTAATTCTTGACAAGCGGAGTACCATCCTTAACATAGTCTTCCAGTGCAGAGTGAACCTCTGTACCGTACCGCATCTCTTTGGTAGGAAACTTTGTAAACCTTTTTAGTACCTTAACTTCTTGGTACTGTTTGGGGCAATTTGCGTAATCCTTGAGACCGGAGTACGACCATTTAATTTCAGATGGGTGCATGATACTGACTTTGACTAGGAGTTTTTGAAGCCCTCATCGTACCATTTCTTTTATCTTCGTCATAGTGTCCGATAACGTAGTCTTTGACAATCTTACCGTTTTTCTCGTCACCAACAAGCATAGGCTCGACCCATGCGCGTATTCCAGATTTATATGTTCTCCAGTGACCTCTCCTCCAGTGCTGCCGTGGAGAGGCGTGTGTCCCTTGAGGTATGCTTGGTAGAACTCTTTTCTGTGCGGTGACTGAGATCAAGCGGAACTCGACCAAAGGTTTCTTACCCTTGCGCATCTTCTTTTCGTTAACTTCTGCTTCCCTTGGAGTAGGTACAGATATATAGACTTCGCCTGTGTGATAAGTCATCATATAGATAGCTCTTAGCACATCGTATATTATGTTTGCTGATTTTGGAATCCACTTTGTTTGAGTGATATGGGTTTGACTTGCTACTGAAAGTACTTGTGTCTCTCCATCCAAATAAATTTCTACGCCAGTAGTGGCGATGTGTAGGGGATTGTCAACATCTTCAGCTAGAAGTGTATGTATTGCTATTGCGTCTTCTTGTTGGGTAACAACATAGAAAGCTAGTCTGTTGACAAGGCTTCCATATTCATCCATGTACCCATAGACGCGCTCTTCGGTTTCGTACTGCCCTGTAAGAACAACAATTTTGGGGAACGGCAACTTGATCTTGCCTTCCTCAATAAATACATTCTCAAAGTTGGGCGGGGTTTCAAAGTTTCTCTCAAGCGCAACCTTGGGGTATTTAAGAATGGCGTTGGCTACCTCTTCCCCCGCACCTTCCAAACCTACCCATTGTTTTTCTTCTACGACTTTGCATACTTGTTTCATTATGAATCTAAAGCCATCTTTGAGTCTCGCGTCTTCTAAACCTTTTCTTATAGACTGGTAATTTATGTTAGCCGCGATACGCCCGAATGAAATAACTTTTAAGTTATCAGGGTTCTTTGTCATCTTGTTCACAGTATGCGCCCAAGGTTTTTCAAATCTACTCATTAACAATCTCCATAAGTTGCTCCCGCTTTTGCTTCACATGCGACAGGTAGCCCACTCGCCCATGTTGGCGGTTTGAACATGAGACCAGTTATGACCTCTAGGGCTATGTCAACCTTGTCTTCTTCTACAACCACGACTGCGGCATCATGCACAGTTAATGCAACGCGATACTTATCATTGATCTCAACCATTTGAGTACCCACGATTATTCGCGCCAACGCTTGAACAATGTTCTCTACAACTCCACCACCCCAAATAGATATCTCGCCCCTGCGTGAGTCATAGACGATTTGAGACTTCCCATCCTTCTCTGCTCTTCGTAGGTTTGGGTATCGGATACGCAAGTTATTAGGCAAGATGATGCCTTCCGCGTCGTAGAACACACAACCATGCTGACCGAACGATAGTGGCTTATCAAACTTGTTGTTCATCATGTCCTCAAGCAGTTGATCAGCTTCATGCCACAGGTCAATGATCTTGTCATTCTTCTCTCGGTACACACCCACGATACGCTTACACTCATCCTCATCAAGCTTAACGCTGACTGGCTGCGAGGTTGATAGCGTGTGTTGTAACTTCAACGCTCCAGTGCCGTAGCCCAATCCCAATATGCAAGTCTTACCCACGAACCTTTCAATTGGGTCTTTCTTAGATATGGGTCGCTCATAGATACTGGATGCAAACACAGAGTACACATCTTCGCCATCTGCGAATTGTTTAACCACATCATCTTGACCCGCAAGCCACGCAAGCACGCGAGCCTCGATCTGCGATGAGTCAGAGTTAATTACTAGATAGCCCTCGGGTGGGATGATTCCCTTCTTCAAGGCTTTCTTTTTTACATCACGGCTTGGCAAGTTCTGAAAGTTAATCTTGTCTGACCCCGACCATCTGCCAGTATGTGCGCCATAGTATTTCAGGGGGACAGGAATCATTCCTCTGTTGCGCTTGCCTATGTCGATAAATCGTTGGATGCGTTTTTCTTCTAGGGTTGACTTCGTGCCGAGACGTACTGCGCACAGGTGTTGGATAAAAGTATCTTCATTCTCAGTTAACGCAATGAAGCCCTCATCTTTCTTGGCGAGTGCGGGTACTTCTTTTCCAGTTGTAGGACTGTTCTTGAGTGGCACAGTCACGCCAAATCCTTCTAGCACCTTGGCAAACTTCTGATTGCTAGAGAGTTGCTTACGCACTTCCTCCTCAGTCGTGCATTCAAGCTTCTCCATCAGCGATGAGAGTAGATCGCTCTGCTCTTTGCGTAGATCATCAAGGCGTTGCTGAAGTGTTTCTTCATCCACATAAAGCATTGGATGGGTGAACATGCGCAAGGTCATGTCTATTAGTTTGAGTTCCTCCATCGGGAAACCCTTAGACATATTATTGAACAGTTGGTAGGTCAACGTGACATCGTTACGGCAATACTCTCCGTATTGCGCTAAGTCCTCGGGAGTAAAGTCCGAACGTGTTTTGTCGATAGCGGCAGTTACTTCTGTACCTTTCTCACCTATTCCATATCGGAGTGCGAGCTTGGCCAGAGAACCACCGACCTCCACACCATGTATAGCTCTCGCCATACATAGCGTGTCTAAGTAAACCATTGGAGTGATACCAAAGTGCCACTTCAAGATCGCGCCATCAAACAACGTGTTGTGGGCAAGCATCATGCTATTCTTCCAGTCGAATTGCTTCAGCCACTTGCGTGTTGCTTCGCGGTCTCCCGAGAACCATACTGGCTCACCAGCGTCAACCTGTACTGCAACCCCAATAACTTCAAACCGCGAGTCTCTGATGTACTCCTCCGTGGTCTGAGTTCTGAAGCCTAAGTCTTTGCTAGTGTAGTAAGTCTCAAAGTCAATGGTGATAAGGCTCATTGATTACTTAGTAGAGTTGATTTCGCGTGTCAGATACCATTGCGCTTTGCGTAAGTCTTCTAGCTTGTTACCTTTGTAGTCGGCTCTCGTAAGATACTTAATCACATTGCCAAGGTTGTAGTTCAGCTTCTTCGCTTCAATGAAGTCGATGGTCTCGATGCCACCTGCCGTGTAGTGAGGCGGTTGATTTACAAGATCAGGGGTAGCTGAAACTGTCATACGCTCGGGGGCTTCCATGCGAATCTTATTGATAGGTTTAATGCGAACCTCTTCCAACAATGCCTTAAAACTTTTATCCGTGGTGAAGGTGGTTAAGGGAACCGCCGGGGTAGTTGGTAAGCGCCCAGTTGCTTTAAGCTTGTTCTTGATGACGTACAAGTGTTTGATATCAATGCCTGTTGCAGAGGCGACCTCGGCATGTTTAGCATCAGGGAACTTCTCGTAGTAACGACGTGCTTTTTCGGTGAGAGTGAGTTTGCGTTTTGTCATATAGACTTTCTTAATTAAGGTTAGGGATTGGTATAGTAAGGTTTAATTTTTATTTGTCAAGTGTTTTTCTGAAAATATTTTTGTCCTTTCATAATATTGTTTAGGGAATGGGTCTTTCTTATCTAATAACTTTCTTAACCATTCAGCACCGCCAAGGTGATTAAGAATCATGAACTGTCTATCTGACATTCGTATCTGTCTGCCTATGAGTGGCTCGGGCGGTTTAGGTCTTGGCATGTTTCAGGTTCCTTGATGTTGTTCGGTTAGTCCAACACATAGCACACACCCACTTGGATGGCGACATGTGTATGCCACCTTCAGGGGGCTTCGCTACTTCGCACTTACCGCATAGCTTGTAGCCGTGTAATGGTTGCTTACTGCCTATATCTAATTGTTGTTTAACGAAACCATTCATTCTTCATCCCTCGTACAAAAATAGCGAATGATGCAGAGGTATCTCCAAACGGCATCTTGTCGAACGCTTGCGCGACTTCTTCTAGTGTGGCGTTGCGTACATTGGTAGCCTCTCTATCGCTTATTTGTCTCTTACGCCATCCTGATTCATATTCTTGAACATCATCGTCATCCATAATTTTTCTCCTTAACTTTGTTTTCTACTGCTTTGAATAACTCCCATATCTCTAACGGGCGGCCTTCACTTGCTAATTTAAGGATGTCTGTGAAATCATCCATAGTCAGTTCAACCCATTCACGCTCGGGCAAGGGATGCCCTGATTGTTTGTAGGCTTCCTCACGCCATCGTTGCGCTCGTTGTCTGTGGTACTCACAGTTTGGACAATCATTCATACAGGTGCATCCTCATAGTTATCGGGGTTGAATTTGGGTTGTTTGATTCCCTTGTCTTTTGGATTTGGGAATGGAGGGAAAGGCCATGTCACGCCTCCCCCAATGTGTCCAGTACGATCTTCCTGATCTTCGTGTAGGCTTCCGCCTTCGTGTAAGGCATCGCTAGTACATTGTCTATTTCGCATAGGGCATCGTAGTATTCTGTTGCTCGCATTGCATGTTGAAGTTTCTGCTCATCTTCAGGGTATTCAAATTCAAGTACGGCTTTCATTGACGTTTCTCACTTGGGGGTATCCATCCAAACTTACGCCATGTATCTTGTACATTGGTTAAATTTGCGGGAATGTAAATAAATCTTGGGTCTAGCAAGCTTGGGCGCACAGGCTTTTGTAGTTTCTGTGCGGGTATAGAGACCAGTTTCTTGTTCGTGTTCATTTGATAAATCCATCCATTAAAAGTTGTAGATGATGTACGTTGTTCTCATCGATGATCAATGCTAAGCCTCCCGCTATCTCGATAGAATTTAAATTGTGAAGTTGCAAAGCCGTTGGCTTACCACCATTGGCTTTGCACTCGATGCCTACAAAGTGTCCCTTGTAACAACATAGAATGTCAGGGATGCCTGAATGACCAAACCCCGAGGCGACAGGCATAGCGTGGTATGCGCCCATATCCTTCAGCTTTTCAATTACCTTCTTCTTTACCTTCTTCTCGGGTGTATCAGCCATATCAGTTACTCCTTATGTCCATATAGACTCTTGACAAATTGATTGTCCAAGACAAGTATGTATAGGTTCTTGGTTACTTGCCAGCCTATATCGTCTAGTCTCAGGTCTTGATGATTGATATATACAGTCGTGTTATCAGACTCCCACTCCTCCAGTATATTAGGAGGGAATGCGTGAATCATTGATATTAAAGCTTTGATCTGATCAGGCAAGGTATTCTCATCGAATATTCTTACATGGTTCTTTGCTACCACGACTGCGTATTCATTGTCTCTGACCCACATAGCTACCCTACTGCTTCCATTAAGATTTCTATGAGCGACAGGTGTTAGTTCGCTGTTGATATCATGGAGCATGCTTGGGTAACAGTACAATAAGTTTATTGTTTGAATGTCCCACCGAGAAGTCCATGTCTTCAAAGTAATGATCTGTGTATTTAACACCTATCTCATTGTCTTTGTCAAAATATCTATTCTGACTTTCCATGTATGAGCGAATCATTGCGACAGTCGGTGCATGCTCAGTTTCTTTCAGGCTAGCATACCGTGTCAGGGGTGACTGAAACTCATACCCAAGCTTGTTAGTACTCGGATTCATTGCGGTCACAAAGTCTGCCACATAGTAACCCCTTACAGAGTCGCTTCTGTATCTGTCATTCTCTATGAATATCATAGTACATCCCTTCTTGAAACGATCTGCCGTTGCTTGACTGCCTTTGACAGATTCAGAAGCTTTCATGTAGTTATCATATATTTTCTGATAGTCAGGGATGTGCTGATGTACAGACATATCATCAATACCCAACAAAGCCTTGAGTGCGTCTAATGCCTGAGTCCCACTAATACCAATGTGCGGTTCTCTTTCGTTTGTTATCTCAGCTATTGCATGATAGATAGCACTATTGAACATCTCCATCGCCTTGGCTTCCGTGGGTTGTTCTTTGTTCTTCTTGATAGTGCGAATCAGATTGGGTAGCTTTTCAGAGTCCCTTGCACCATTACCTGACCATTTGCTAGACCTATCTTTGCTGATGATGCTTGGCATGTCGGCAACATAGACAGGCTTGCCATTACTTGTATTCACGCTCAGTTCGCCAATCCTCATGCCGTTGGGCATCTCAAGCGTGATACCTCTATTTTGAAAGTTATCCCCATCAAAACTAACTCGCGTGTTGAATTCATGGCAGAACTCTTGCGCAAACTTTGTCAGGTGTGTGCTATTAGACAGAAGTCTATGGGCTTTCGCGGGGTCGCCATATACAGATACTATTTCCATGATTACTTTCTCCTAGTTAAATACGAATGAATCTACTGTTGTTCTCATCGGTGATGCTATATCCCCATTTGGATGTTGGGAACTTCTCACCAATAGGTAACTCTTTTAAGATTGCGGCATCGTCACAACCTATCAGAACGATATCTCTTATGTCCTCCTTGATTCTTCTAGCTAGAGTGAGTTTGTAATGCTCGTCAAATGATCTTGTGATCTGTCGCATTGCGTTCTCAGTATCATCGGATGTGAATATAGTATTCAACATGTGACGATGACTGTAATAGTGATGACCATAACCCGCGATAGAGAACACGATTGCGGCATCAACAAACTTCTTCTCTCGTACCAACTGAACAAACAATCCCTCATCGAGACAGTCAAGGTCGCCCTCTTGGTCATACAAGTCTTTGAACACCTCCAGTATGCCCATCGATGTCATTGGCTCAATGAACTTCATCGCTACATCTTGAAAGTCTTTGTACTCTTTGAGTAACTCGTTGGCTTTCTTCTTGTCAATGTCTCGCTTATAAAACTTATATGGCGTGACTGCATCTCCTGTCTTCAAGTCAATGCGCAAACCTTTGAAGATCGGATGCATCTTTGTATTGGTGTAATACACTACACCCTTACGCCCACCATCCTGATGGATGTAACCTCGCGTTGCTTGTGACATAAACATACAGTCACCTTGCCCTGAAAAGTTAACTACCTCGAATGAGTTGTCAGGATGTATCGTCATCAAGTGCCTCCTATGGAACCATGAGTCCAAAGACTTGTCCTTCTCTACAATTTTCCTAGAACTGTTGGGATGGGTATAGTACACATCAATGAGATCACCCCTGAGTCTGAAGTGCCTGTCAGAGTATCGCCTTGCGCCTAAGTTGAACGCACCATTTGAGTCCCTGTATGGCTTTGCCGTCTTTGCATACTCAATGAGTGCGTCATAACTAACATTTTGTATATCGTAGAATGCCATGATCAATTCTCCATAAATACTTTTTTACCTGATGGAGGAGTCCAATTTCTGTTCTCCGTAACCATCCACAAAGTTGGTGCAGATATATCCCACACCACATCGCTCTCAAGAAAACCATCGGTGAACACCAATACGCATTCAGCGTTGATCTTCTTCTTGTTTATGTATTCAGCCACAGATGAAACTCTAGTTCCCCCGCCACCCAAAGGCTTCAACATCGAACCGATTTGGTCATAGTTATCCGTAAAGAGTTGTTCACCATGTACCTTGGTGTCCCACCACAAAACGCGCACCGCATCAGGCGAGACTGCATCACAGATAGAGACCAGTTCTGAGGCGAACTCATTAAGTTGTTGTTGTCCAATCGAACCTGAAGTATCTATCGCCACCACCACTTCACCAATAGTTTCATTCTCTACTGTTGGTAGATAGATATCGTTGGAGATGAGTCGCCTATTGAACTTGCGCCATGTATATTCATCCTTGCCTTTGCATGATGATGTTACAAAGTCAGCCAACTCTTTCTTCCAGTCGATGACAGGGTTGAGCAAGTCGGTGACAGATCGGGGCAGATCAATTCCTAGACGACCTGCTAGGAGTGCGCCTTCTCGTATTGCTCTATCGATCTTGCCATCCATTTCCTTGGCTTCCTCTTGGGTCATAGGTTTGCCAAAGTCATGCTTATCGAATTCGTATTCACCACCCCCTGAACCACTACCCTTCTCGCCTTCCTTGTCAGGCTTACCACCACCTCCGCCACCACCCTTCTTGCTCTTGAGTAATTTGTATATCTCACGCATGCTCATGTTGTGATACTGCGGGTCATACAGTCCACCCTTGGGTAGTTGAACTAACTCGGGATACTTCTTGCTGATCTCCGTGATCATGTCATTGACCACATAGTCAGCCGCCTTGTTAGCCTTCTCACCATCCTCCTTGAACATGTCTGCTCCGTGCAGATGGTGTCGCAATCCAATGTGCAAGTTCTCATGCAAGATGAGTCCATTGACCTCGGCTTGTGTTGGACAGATAGTCTGTAAGAATGTTCTGCCATACTTCTTGTTGATGCCATCCGTGTAGGCGGTGATTGCTTCATCCACCACCTCAGTCGAACCCATCATCATCACGCCACCCCACAATGCGGTCTCGGGGTGTTTCATCAGGGCGATATGCCCCTTCTTGATTCGTTGCTCTTCAGTAATCATTATGGTCTCCAGTAATAAACGTCTAACAGTAAAACGATGAATGCCAACAGCAGTAGCACTCGCTCAAACTTTTCCCACTTGGTTAGCATCTTTCTTCTCCAGTTGTTTCTTCCAAGGTTCTCTTATTCGCATACCCCACTTGCTTGGTCTCCCACCAAACGGATGTTCGTGCCAAAGTGGGTAAATGTATTCTTTGCGTATTCTCTCCATCGCATGTTCCTCACTATCTGCCTCAATGAGTAGGTCTCTCATTGATATATCTACCAATATTCGATACAACGCCATTTAATATCTCCTCACAGAAGTTGGTGATTGTCAGTTGCCCACTTGTTGATCTCTTGGTTGTATCGCGCCAACTTGGGCTTGGCTCGCATCATCATGGTGAAAAAGATCGATTGGATTTCTTCTTGGGGAATACGATTCACAAAGTCCATGTACTTGTTCAGGGTATCCTGAGTATCTAACTTGTCGATTGCCTCGAACAACATCATGACCAATGCACTCACATTGTCAGGAACGCTGATAGTCTTGGGATTCTTGATGAT